CCGCTAAAAAGCCGACTACAGATGCTACATACCTTATTTGGTTCACGATGAACCATGCTACGAATGACCCGTCCGTCTTTGATGGAACTTCCTCTGCACTCTACCAGAAGTTACGCACCATCTGCGTCAAAGACGGAGATGGGATTGTGTCTACCGTAAAGGATATTTACGGATCAATGTATGCCGACCATGCCAACGGTGCTGGGTATACAATCGGAATTGCTGCCGCAAACACGGACTACGAGGTAGACGGTGGGTGGACTACTGGGTCAGTGCTGCAAGGAACTACATTTCCAGATGACCACTACGTATTGGTTAGCTATGCTGGAACGTACCTAATTACGTGGTCGATGTCAGTTGAGACTGATGAATCTGACAATTCAATCGAAGCTGGAATAATGGTAAACGGCTCTGCACAAGCTGCCGGTGCCTCCCTTTGTTCAACGCTCGCGAATATCGGAAACACAGTAAGCGGAACTGCGATTATTGCACTGTCTGCAAATGACCAGATCAGCTTATACGTGAATAATCGAACAAAGATTAAGGATATAGAAATGGAGAAAGGAAGCCTTTCCGTAATGCAGGTAGGTGAATAAAATGAGAAACCCTTGCTGGACGATCTACTCGTGGATGTGCGCCGTAGTTCTTACCGTCACGGTAGTTATAATCGCGAGTTGCGGTTGCACGAAAGGAGATGCAGTGCCGCCAGGGCACTCCGGCCATCCGGTCGAGTACGTCCGCGTACTCGCCTTCACGTCCTCGCAGTGCGGGCCGTGTAAACGCGCAAAGCCATTCCTTTTGAGCCTTAGGGCAGATGGGGTTGACGTGCGGATTGTCGACGTTGACGAGAATCCCGATCTCGCCAAGCAGTACGGAGTGAAGTCCGTCCCGACATTCTTCGTTTACGTCGGAAATTACCAGCCAACTCGCGTAGAAAATATCTGGTCAGTCATCTTACTCATAGAGGATAGGGGCAGGCGATGACCGCAAAAGAAACTGCCGTACTTGAGCAATTACGATCCGACTTGCACGCATACCATATCGAAGTGAGTAAGCACATCGTTAGTTGCAATGGTTGCCGCGGTGAAGTGGAGAAGCTACATAACGACGTGTACGGCCTGTCTGGTAACAAGGATGAAACAGGTCTAATGGGGGACATGGCATCCACTAAGCAAACACTCGGCACATTCCGCGCTGGACTGTGCAGAATATGGACGGTTATCCTGGTAATCCTCGGTGCCGCAGCGACTGTCGCCATCCGTGGCTAACAACTTCTCAGCGTTGCCCTAACGGCCGTCCGCCACGGATGGCCGTTGCTACTGGTACGCAGGCTGGTGCTCGTTAGGAGCGATCCTAGCGAACCGTTTTCTCGATTTTGTACTTGCAATACAACTGTCCGTGTGTTACGATAGGTTATGGAACACTTTTACGCTTGTTACGTGGAGATTACAGCATGACAGTTGACGAACATCGTGAATGGAAAAGGCAAAACCCAGATTTCCCGTTGACTGTCCACCCGAGCGGCCAGTGGTCAAAGCGGATTCACGGGCGCGTCCATTATTTCGGTGTACTAGACGATCCAGACGCAGCCCTAGCCTCGTGGCTGGGAAGGAAGGACTTCCTGATCGCCGGAGTTCAACCGCTCATCTACGCCTGCGGTGCGAGTGTGGAGTCGCTGCTTTCGGGACATCTCCAGGACGTAGATGAGAGGATCGCCGCCGGCAGGCTATCCAGGAGGACGAGAGCCGATTACGCTGCACTGCCGAAAATCTTCGTTGAGGCTGGGTTGTTGGCGATGCCTGTTAGTTCGCTCGGGCCGGTACATTTCACGATGCTCGCAAATGCCCTAGGCAAGTCTGATCGGACGTTACGGACGCAGAAGAACATTATCATGGCGATAAGGGCAGTGTTTAATTGGGGCGGGCCGGACGGGATGGGGCTGTTTAACAAGATCAGCTTCGGTCCAAGGTTCAAGGCTCCGTCGTCCGAGGCAATCGAGGTCGAGCAAGAAGAGGCTGGGTTGCTGCGGTTCTTCGATCAGGAGACAATCTTGAGCGCCCTAAAGATCGCGACTCCGACGCTAAAGGTTGCCATTCTTTTAGGAATTAACTGTGCGTTCTACCCAAGCGACACGATTGCTATTCCGCTTGGGAATCTCCATCTCGATGAACTAATACCGTACCATGACTTCCGCCGCGTCAAGACGAAGCGCCGCCGTATGGCTGTGCTTTGGCCAGAGACGGTTTCAGCTATCGAGGGATACGTCGAAGGTTTTGAGGTAAAGGGCGGGGAGTTCCCTATCCCGAGTAGTAGCGCAAGCTTAATCCGGTCGTTCAACAAGACGGCAAGGCGAATAGGGTTTTGCCAGAAACACGTCAGCCTGGGATCACTGCGGCATACCTACGCGACTGTAGTTGACTCCGCTCCAGATCAGGCCATGATAGACCTGACCATGGGACACGTACACGGGAGCGTTCAGAAGCGAACGTACCGGCAGTTTAATCTCGATGAACTACCCAGGTTGAAGGTGCTATCCGACAAGGTACGCGAATGGCTGTTTGGTGGTTAGTAGTTTGTTCTTGGCTGTTCGCCTATAACAAGCCTGTAGATATCGGAGTAGACGGAGCCCCAGAGTTTGCTGTGCGTATACGCTAATTCAATTGCCTGCACGTGCGCCCATTCGTGTGCGAGTGTTTCAACTTGTATTGACCACGATTGGTCAGAGCACACTCTTATGAAGTAGTTCTTTCCATCGCGTCGCGTTACTCCAAAGTTACGCTTCATTTTCGCACGACGAACATTCACTACACCTTCGGTAGGGAAGTCCTCGCGGAGCCTGTGGATCAGCTTGCGCCATTTTGCTGTATTCATGGTTCTCTTTCGCTCAGTCCCTACCGAATATCCCGTCGAACGTATAGCGAAGATAAGACGACTGGTTTATTACTCCGCACTTATGCCCGCTGTTCCACGGACGAGGCAAGAGTATCGCCTGCCCGCCTTTTTCCCTGAAGAGGTTAACGTTCTTGTCGCTGTCGTCGACTAGTAGCGAGTCCGGCCTTGCGCACAAAAACTTCGGTTCCCCTATCATGTACTGCCGGTGCAACTGAGGCGGGCAATTCAACTGAATCCACTTCAGCTTTCCGGCTGGGCATTCGGGATCGTCCGTAGGGCAGGTAAGGATGAACGTGTTCTTGAGGCCCACTGTGTCTTCGCACATAACAAGTAAAGCCTCGAACTCCTGGGATTGTATTGCCGTAGCCCAGAAGTCACGCTTGATTGCCTGCCAGAATGTCGTCTGCGTCCACGAGCGGTATGTTGGATGGAGGTTATTCGCAGCCCTAATGATGTCGAATCCCCATTCGGGATTGAACGAGCGGAAATCGAGCGGCTCAACCGGACAACCAACGTACCGCAAAGCAGCCATCGTGCAGCAGTTGAGCACGTCATCGAGATCAAGAAAGATTGTAGTTGGTTTCAACGTCCGCCTCCTTAGATGTCATCTTCGGTGTCATCTTCAAGGGTCCCGGCTGCTTCAGAGATGTCACTCGGGAGACCTTCGCAGCCCTCCTCGCACGCTGCCTCGGCGACGGGTGGGAGCCCGTACATTACATCTTTGTTACCGGGATCGATACACGCAGCTTTGGCGACGGCGGCAGCCTTCGTCACCCAATACTTGATGCCATGCGGCGTCTTCTCGTTAGCGTCGTCGCCGGGTTTGCCCCACAGGATGTCTTCCATGGGATCGCGACTCTCCTTGGCTTCGTCGAGAACGATAATACACAGAAGCGAATAGACCGCGTTATCCATCAGCGTGTCGTTTACGCCTTCATCCTTTACCTCAAAATTGCCCGTGTTGGCAAAGGTTTTTAGCCTACCCCACTTGTCCATTAGTCGTATGAGAATTCCCTTCCAGGCCGGTATACCAATCTCCTCGGGGGCTCTCAAGTTGGACAGCGGATCGTCACCTGCGTAGTCGTGGTTTTTCCTGCTGTGGAGTTCGGCCATTTGATCTAGTAGCTCGTAGAACCTCGGATGGCCATGGTATTCCTTGCTTTCACTTCCGGAGAATTTCTTCATGTTCGACTCCTATTCTGTTAAGGATTTCGTTAAGGCATCGTTGGGTAATTTTTATGGTAGCACCAGACTCACGTTCATCCCTCATTTGCCCCAGGAAAATGTGAGCGTGAGCTATTATGTCTGAGTAGCTGTTTTGCTTCCCAAGGCAATCGAATTGCTCACTCCCATAACCAACGCACCTCTCGGCAATTCTGATGAGGGTCTCGAACATTTCGGGGGCAGTATTGATGTCCGTGGTGGCCCTGGGCATAACTAGCTCCTGCTGGGCTTAGTAAGGAAGATCGGGGTAGCCTGAACCATCCCGTACCTACGGTCAATGACAATGAACGTTTGAGTAGGGTGCTGGAATTCGGCTTTGATCTCGACCGAATACTCAGAATACCCCATAAGTGATCCACAGCTAACCCACTTCGGATAGTGAGCCAAGAAGGTGTGCCAGTGACCGAAGATGTCGAAGTCGGCCGGCTCTACTTTATCCCACTGAGCTACGGACTTGTTGACCGGGATTGAGATTCCGCCGACACCACCTTGGTAACGTAGCCCATCGCCATGATGGAACCGAACTTTACGCCCTCGAATCTCCTGGGTGTTATGGTATCCCTGGCCGACGTGCCAAGCTACGCGCTTATTGTTCTCGTATCGCTTCGCGAGCGTCATATACAGTAACCATTCAAAGCTGTTGCGGTAGCTTGTCTTTATTCGCTTCTTGGGCGTCGTGCGGCCATGGTTCCCTACGCACGTAGGAATAAAGATCGGAAGCTTCGTTTCCTTAAGGAGTAAGTCAACTCCAGAGCAGATCATCTCCTGTAGGAATACGCACGCCTCAGTGGGACTCAGGGAGTTGGACTCAACTAGCTCCTCATGGATGTACCCAGACAGCAAATCGCCAAGCAGCGGATGCCACAACTCAACGACTGGTGATAGGTGGTTCTGCCAGTCGATTAACTCCACGATCTTAGAGTAGAATCGCCTGATTCGTAATTCAGCCTCCGCAAGATTGAAGTAGTTCTTTCCACTAACGGAGGCGGAATCAATACTCTCTTCGACGTGCCAGTCAGTTGCCGGGGCCACGACTGCAACTCCACTAGGTTTCGACGATCGAAGTCGCCTAAACTTCCCCCTGCTCTTTGGGCCGCGACTAGAGATACTAGAAAGCAACTCAAGCTGGCGTTCGATTTCGAGTCCAGCCGCCACTGCCTTCTTGTGCTTCAGCTTCCAGGAAGCAGCATCACCCTTTGCTTTCGCGATGGAAAGCTCATTTGCCTCCTGGATGGCATTTACCACTAGGCTTTTTGCGTTACGCTTCGTCACTGAGTAACTCCTTGAGCGTTTGTGCTACAGTTGATTGGGAAATTTTGAGATCAAGCTCAACAATTAACGCATGCGCGAGTGGCTTAATGACAACATCGGGATGCTTTCTAGCTTCCTCTACGATCTCCATGATGTAATCCCTGTCTCGTTGCTGTAGCTTGTCTATCCACCTGGACCTGGAGCACGACAATGCAATCGAGTTACTGACCAGTTGCTTAGGTAGCGTCCGTTTTTTCGCCATTGATTTTCTCCAGTGCTTCCCTGGCGCGACACGCCAGGCGATAGAAAAGTAGGTGATTGATAAGCTGTAGGCTATCCAACTCGACGAGATCGCCGACAATTCGGTAAAGATCAGTTGCGTAGTCCTCGCGCCCTTGATAAGAGGACCATGGCGGGGAGTTTGCTGTCTGTTTTAGTTCCTTCGGCTCATTCTCGGCGGCTGGACGCATAATGGCACCGCACGTCGGGCATGGCCTAGCAGACTTCACTAGCGGCCTGCGATACAGGTAGTAGTATCTACGAATTGCGCGGACAGAGCCAGTCGTAAGCCTTGTTCGCTCAGCTATGTCCTTGATATTCAGGCCGTCAATAAGCAGGAGGCGAGTCTGCTCAACAGAGAGCTCAGGGATAGAATGGACTACCCTACACGCCTTGCGAACCAACTGAACGGTATGATGGGAGACCCCTGCTATGTCTGCGACATGTCTGTCGGTGAGATCACCGCCAATCTTGGAGCGAATGAGTTCTTCGGTTTCATACGAAATCATGGATCGATTCTCGTGATACTCAACATTACCCTCGGCCAATCGCGATCTACGTAAAATTCAGGTGACTCCCTGCGCATGTGTGCGTGGTCGTCATCGGCTACGAGGCCGGCGTCCACGAGCCCGTCATAGGCCGCCTTCAGCGATCCGATTGCGTTGTCTTCATCGCGGCGGCGCTTCTCCTTGTTAAAGAACGACGCCTTAACGCTGCACTTCGGCCACGGGAGCGTCTCGATTCGCTCTGCCTCCATGGCTTCGCAAGCCAGGCGGCGATAACGCTTGGATGCAGACGCCTTCAGCATCCTACCACCGAAGCTCCCAACTGTAGTGTTAGGCTGAAGCACGCTGTTAGGAAGCGGCAGGACGATCAAGACAACTTCGCTCATGTGAATTATTTCTCACCAGGTACTACGTAGTGTTCGGCAATCCAATATCGTGTGGTCTTGCCTTCAGCCTGGACGGCTATCTCTCCAGCTTCCAGGAGATCGGCGAGCATGTTGTCTCGTCCCCTTTTGTCCGACCACTGCGAGGCGCGTGTAATCCGACGCTTCGTATACCCGTCTTTTCCGCCTCTCCTGATTATCGCAAGCAAGTCCCGCTTGTTCTGTTCTAGCCTGGAGGAAACAATCTCCGGTGCAATCGTTCTACAAAACTCGTGCAGTAGGAAACGGATGAGCCTGCACGAATACTCGGCCGAGGATGCAGTTATGGCTGGCTCGTCGAAGTTCTCGCCAGCCGCAACGATCAGCGCTATTCGCCTGGCGTTCTCCTCCGCCTTCGCCCACAGGCAAGCCATCTGGGGGTCCTCTTTTCCGTACTTAATTGATTCGTTGTCAAGGGATACGAAGAGATTCTCTGCTGCTCTATCGGATGAAATTACCATCTTCTCCGGGGGCGCCGCTGTGTAGTGAGTCGTCACTAACTGAGAAACCGTGTGTCCATCAGTTACCGCTGCACCTCGGGCGTACCATGCAGCTACTTTCCTGACAATTTCGGGGTCAATGAACTCGTTGAATTTCCCCCTCGTCTTTGGCGGCTCGCTTGCCGTACAGAACACCAGGCAACGGCTGAGCCATCCGTCCTGTAATTCGCCGATAGAGACACCGCCGGCAAATCTCTCGGGGGTGGATGTTCCGTAGATACAGCAGCACGGCTCCGAGATTACTCGCTGTTTTTCTGAGTCAGCGTATTCCCGTCCAAGGTAGATATTTCCCGACGACGAGTACAGTTTCATCAGCAGTGACACCACTTGTGAATGATGCTTACTAATGCCTGATTTGATATGAGCTAGAAGATGCCCTATTTCGTCCCACAGAAAAAGCGTTGCAGGGACGCGCGCTATCCGATCTTCGATGGCAGTATCGGAGGATACGCCATCCCCGCCGAGTAGTTCGACGCAGCCGGCTTTTTCCGCTAGGCGGCGAATCTGATTCATCGCGTGCGCCTTACCAGCACTCGAAGGTGCCACTCCCATGCAGTACAAATTAGTTCGCCCGCCTAGTGTATCGCGAATCTTACGGCCAAAAAGTGCCCCAAGGAATGTCAGCACGCAAGCCAACGACAGCAACGGCTGCTCCTTTATAGATGTCGCGTTGATCCACGCACAGATTTCCCCAAATAGTCCGGTAGGCTGAACCAGGAAGTTAAGTTCGTCCGCGTCTTGTGGGGTATCTTTTTCTGATATTGATTTAGACCGAAGCGTATCCCCAAGGACTTTTTCGGGGGTGTTGCTGGGAATAACCCCGCTTCCTTTCAGTAGCCCTTTGATGTCAATGTGTACGTTAGATACGGGTGCGTAGGCGGGGTCGTCCAGAAGCCAGCCAGGCGAGTTCTGCGGATTCAGCTTGCGTGCTTCGGTTACTTTGCGCCGGAAGTCCTTCTCCTCCGCCTTGTCGCTCAGGTCCCATGGCGGAATGCAGCATGGGTTGTACTCCCTGACGAGAAGATCGTGAGCCTGACTATCTGAAAGCAGGAACCCGTGAACCATCGCGACAGCGGCCCATAGGAGCTTGTCGTGACCACCCTGCCCTTGGATCGCTGGGTCGATTGTTCCTAGATACAGGCTTGCCCGGCGAAGCGTATCGTCTCCGCTAAGGTCTGGATCGTGTACAAGAGGAACGCCCTTAAATGTAACGACTTCCTTCACTGGAGCGGCCCACGGTGCTCGCGTGACAGGCCGCATGAATTCCGGGTACTCTACCGGCTCTATCTCCCAGGGGGCGTGGCCAGGAGTCCAACAATAACGCCCGCCATTAGGATGAACAGATGGTGCAAGGACGACATAGTAACCGTCGCCCCTGATATCCACCCCCGGACGAAAGTTGTTTCTATTCGCAGGGGCATTGCCAGTCTTAAAAAACGCATGGAAACCTCCGCGTGGTGTGTCTTGTCTGATTGTTTCCGGTAGCGATGGGAATTCCTTCAGCGATTCGCGACCATCGATCCCCGTTGAAGCCTCTACATCTACGTCCACAACGTAGACACCACTCCCGACACCGCAAGCCACAGCGATATTCGCATCCGGCCACTTCTCCCACCATGCCCGAATTTGTGCCTCGTCAGTCGTAGCATCCTTGACGCCGTGTGCGGTACAGGGAATCTTCTGGCCAGCCGCGAGCGGAAAGACGTTCCAGCCGAGAGTAGTGTAGCGCAATGCTTCCTCTAGGAAGTTCGTCAATCACTTACCTCTTGGTTTTTTGGGGCAAGACCTCGAACTCGTAGTCTGTCAGCCACCATGCTGGGCAAACGGGCCGATCGAGAATCCTTATCTGATTTCTTGGAGATTCGCCGAAGATATCCTCATTTTTCCCCATTTCTTCAACGGCTTCCGAGTGAAACCTTCCGGATACGAGGACTACTGATTTCAGTCCGTGACCATCTTGGTATAACTTCTTCTGAATGATACGCACAACTTCTTTTACGAATAAATTCTCTATCATGTCTTCTCCTGTTGTGAAAGGTTGTAGCCTACGACCTCGAAATACTTTCCGTTTTATCGAATCTCGAATTCGTAATCCGACAGCCACCTAACTGGAAAGACGTGTCGGCGGATAATGAAAAGTTGATTCCCCGAAGACCTGACGGCCATCCTTTCCAGTTCTTCGGTGGCTTCTTCGTAGAATCTTTTGGATACAAGAACAATAGCCCTCTCCCCGCTATTGCAAAGGCGTAATTCCCTCCTGATAATCCGAACGACCTTTCTGACGAACGAGTTCTCAATCATATCTCCTCCTGTTGCGAAAGGTTGTAGCCTACGACCTCGAAATACTTTCCGTTCTTGCGAACGGTGATTGTCTTCGTGTACCCAAGGATTGTCTGCGAAAGAAAGAGATCGCCCAGTGCGAAATTAACCGTAATGTCCCCTTGGACCTTTGCTCTTGTGTCGGGGAACCTCTTCTTCCACCACCCTAACGCCTTCTTGCCGGCGATGCCCTTGTGATCGAGGCATATCCACTCACGAAACATTGAGTGGCCACAGCGGTATTGAACCTTAATGGAATCGGGCGACCCAGGCTTGACGTGTCTGGAGACGTGGACTGCATCGACCTTTAGGGTCTCGGGCTGACTGGATAAAATGGACTTACCGGAAACCTTGTCGCCGTGCATCCGGCGTTCGCACTCGACGCGCTCTATTCGCTCCAGTTCTATCTTCGGGATTTCCCAGCCGCAAGCCGGGCACACTTTGGTCGCACGACTAAACGACTCTCTGCATTTCTGACACGTTGCCATAACAACTTGTTGACCCGTTCCAAGAAGATCAAGTGGGCCGTGTTCGTCAATGCAGTTAGCGAAATCAAGAACCAAGCAAAAAAGCTTATCGGGACTCGGCCGCAATCCGCGTCCGACCATCTGGGAGAAAAGACCAGCAGACAGAGTAGGCCGAAGAAGAACAACGCAATCAATATGTGGAGCATCGAAACCTTCCGTTAGCACGTTTACGCAGCACACAGCCTTCAGCCGTCGTGCCTTGAAGTCAACAATGATTCGGTCGCGATCGTTGCGTTTCGTTTTTCCAGTAATCGGCGGGGCCACGATTCCCCATGCAGCAAGTTCCCGCGATACGCTTATGCAATGCTCGATATCGACACAGAAGAATATAACGGACTTCCTTGACTCGGCTCGCGTAATCCCAACTGACTCCTTGATGGCACTACGAATTAAGCCCGCTCTATTCGTGGCTTTAGCAAGCGAGTTCACGATGTAGTCGCCGCCGCCGTTCCTCTTTACGTCTCCCAGATTTGGCTGTGCTTCCCCGACCTTGGATCGCAAGTTACACAGGAATCCCTGAGAGATCAGGTCGGTTACCTTTGCTTCATAGCAAATCTCATTCAGAATATGGTCTTCGTGGCAGATTGGCCCGCAGCCCATGCGGAACGGCGTAGCCGTCCAGCCTACGATTCGCAACGCTGGATTGAATCGCTGACAGCCCGTAATAAATGTTCGATACTTTCCTTCACCGCCAGGAGGTATCCTGTGTGCTTCGTCAACGAATAAGAAGTCGAAGGGAGCGAACTCGCCCGACCTTCGATAAATTGAGTCAATTGAAGCAAAAAGGATTGGAGAATCAAAATCTCTCTTTCCAAGTCCTGCACTAAAGATTCCGATGTTACCCCCTGGATAAGTTGTCTTAAGCTTCTCGTAGTTTTGCCCTACGAGTTCTTTGCGGTGTGCTAGAATGCAGCCTCGAATCCACGGAGATTCTTTGTGCCATTGCTGGATCATTGCGGCCATGACGACAGATTTCCCCGAGCCGGTTGGAAGAACGACGCAAGGGTTCGTCTGCTTCTCGCAGACGTGCCGATGTACGGCGTTAATGGTTTCGAGTTGGTACGGGCGAAGAGTGAAAGCCACTTCGTTTAGACCTTTGGAGCCTCTGGTGTTTTCTCTATGTAGTACCTAACTTTCTTCCGCACGATGCCGCAGTCGCAGAGAGTTCGCAGTGCGAAGTACGCCAAGTCCGCTTCGCACTGATCGAATTCGGATGCGATTTTCAACTTCCCGCCTTCGCAGTCACCAACGATCCTAAGCACCCTATTAACGATATTGGTGGCGTATTTCCGTCTCTTTTCGATTGTGTTGCGGCTTTTAGTGAATAGCAGGACATTCGCAAGGCGAGATATGGCGCCGATAAGTCTATTTTTGTATGTCATCTGGCGTTCTCCTCATTATGTTCGCAGGATGCCTCACCACTCTAAACGCTGTCCCATGCGGTGTCCCCGATTCCTTAGTCTTGATAGATTTCTAGTTCGTTTTCAGTTGGAACCCTACCGCCGCGTTCAACTATGAATTCAGCGAGCGTTTTGTATTTCTTGATAGAGCCGAGTGGTTTCGGCTGCTTGCAGTACACGTCCTCGTACCAGGCTCTCCATGCAGCCTCCTCCTTTACGATAGTGGTTCCGGCCGGTAAAATCACATGGCTTACGTTCGCATCTGACCAGTCGCTTCCGGAGTAAATTGCAGTTATCATCTTTTAGTTCCTCTCTTTGATTTTTACGCCTTAATCGACGATAATCTCGCTATGGAATACTGGTTTCGTATTCCCCTTGGCAATATCATCCAACTCCCTCTCTGATTTGTGCGCCTTGCCTGACGTTTCCAGTTTGCACGATAACCACCCGCCCGCCCTCGAATTCCGCGGCCTTGTACTCAAAGCCATCATTTGTTGCGATTGGCGTAAGCGTAGCGAGGTTTTCGCCTGGATACAGTTTCCTCCACGCAAGCCCTACTCCATGGATCGTTCCCTCCCAAGCAATTCGTGAATCCTCCTCGGGATAGCGGGTAAGGATGTCGTCTGCTGAATATCCCGTTGCCTCAGCATTAAGCAATTCCTTTGCTGACTCAACGAGTGGATTAGTGAGCGCTGAAATAGGAAGGGTACGAAGTTCGTTAGTGGTATATTGACAGGCTCCGTTGTAATGCCCGCGATATCTCCCATGAATCCACTCCTCTTTCGCTCCGCCTGCATTCGTGAATTCGATGTAGTCATTTCCCTCTAAGTCCTTTCCATAATTTGTCGGCTCCGCGAAGCCAATCAACCCAGGTAGAACTAAGTGGTCGTCGCAGGCACTCGCTTGATCGTGCATTGATAAGCTTCGCCCATGCTTCTCGCACGCCCACCTGGCAATGCCGTCCATCATGGGAGTTGCGTGGCAACACTGCCGGCAGTTGACGGCAGGAATCGGCAAGGCCGATTCACCGGAGCCATGGCAGAGGTCGTGGGCATCACAGAATCGACACTCCCACCAGTCTGACCGATCGCTGATTCTCTCCGGAGGATCGGTCGCCTTGATGATTCGCTCAGCACGCTCCATGAGGACATCAGCCTCGCTGGAATCAAAGTGAATTCTTTCAGAATACAACGAATCGTCGTCTTTATTGACGGCAAGATATAATGCACGCTGCATTCCGCTGGCACGCATGTAGCATTGACATTGCGCCCAATGCTGCGGCTTCGACTTCTGTACGCCTTCCTTCTTGAGCTTTGCGAAGCTCTTGTCCTTATGTGTCTTGAATTCCGTGACGTGCCACGTCTTCTCCGCGGTTGGGATGCCGAGGGCGCAGCCATCCATGTGGCCAGAGAAGTGACCGCCCAGGGCCGCGACCTCGAATTGCTGACCCGTTTCCGGATTAACCTCGTGGACAGTACAGCCGATGTCGCGAAGGTCCTTCGCTAGGCGAATCTCTTCGAGATCGCCGGTCTCAAATAGGCGGTATATTCGACCAGGGTAATTTTCCTTGACGCAAGTACGGAAAGTGAACCAAAGATAGCGGCTGCACGAATGGCCGATGATTGACGCGCCGAGGTATCCCCGTATCGGTTCGGCATCGCCACGCTGTTTATACGCCGCATAAATCGCCGAGACGATAGGGGATTCCGTCGGAATGTATTGCGAGAGATCAGTCATAGCGTTCGTCTATTCACTTGGTTTCCTTCGCTGCGATCACTTTGACCGAGACCTTCTTCGGCTTGACGGTGACGTGCTGGGTGATGCGATCGAACGAATCTGGCATGTTGTCTCTATACCACTCGTATCCTGCGATGTCGAGTTCGCAGGCCGTTTTCGTCTTGATCGGAGGAGGACATTCCGAATCAGCCAACAACTTACTGATTGCGTCGAGATCAGCCCTATAAATGAGTCCACGCTCGACGATAACTTTCGTTCCGTCCTCAAGCGTAACTGTCTTCTGACCTTTTTCGGGGCCTGGAATCTGTGCCGCGATCGATTCCTCGCTTGCGATCCGCTTCTTCCTCCAAAACTCCTCTTCCATCTTGTGTTCTTGTAGTTGCACGGCGAGACCACGAATCAGCGTGTCGTTCATTTGTGTATTCCTTTTTGGAATGGATTCAGGGACGCAAGCGGGTGCGTTTAGGTGTGCCGTGAATACACGTCTCGCGAGCGTGCTAATGACTAGACTAAGCGCACCCGCTCGCGTCCATGCGAGCGGCAAGAAAGGAGGAGTTAGTCATCGTAGCTACCGAGCCCAGGGTACTTTCGCAGCCGGCTGCGGTGTACCAGGAGCAGGTTGCTGCTGGACAGGCTGCGGCATTAGCGCCTCGCAGGCAGCAACCACCTTGTCCGGCTGCTCCTGCTGGACAGGTTGCTGCTGGACGGGAGCAGGTTGCTGCTGGATGGGCTGCGGCTGTTGCTGGACAGGCTGGCCTTCCGCCTGGTGGGTAGCCACGGATGAATAGGTACGAATGGAATTACCGTCACCATCGACCTTGACGTGTGCGATGCACGTCTTGCCACTGAGCTCCGCCGTGTCGCGAATCGCAGTGAGCCCAACAGCTTGGCAGATAGCCGAAAGCTGCCGCATTCCGATCTCAACGCATTTCTCAGATGGGTTGTCGATGTTGATGTTGTCCCATAGTTTCCGATTCTTGCTGGGGCCTTCCAGGACACTCAACGCGACCTTGATGTAGTGGCCGTTCCCAGCCTTCGTTTCCTTGACTTCAGCGGAATCAATTATCACGGGGTATTTCCCCGGCAGTAACGCCACGTAGTCTTCGCTTGGTTCGACGGTGGCAGGGTCGAACGCATCGCCGAAAAAGCCTCTCAGGTCTCCATCGCTCATAATTAGAATTCTCCGGGGTTTGTTGTGGTGTCTAGGGTAGGAGAGGGACGCGGGACTTCATGCGGACGGCCGTTGATGACCTGGCGGGTCCGCTGGCGGAGGCGTCTCGTTTTCGCGGGCTTCGGCTTGCTCTTGGCGACTTATCCTTGTGGCACGGACATTCTTCCGTACTTTTTCGTCGAGCATCTGGCCGGCTATATACTCGATTACTCCGCCGAATGAAAGCTCCTGGCATTTCACACCATCCTTCATCGACCACCATGTACACGACCAGTGAGCATGCGAGGTCAAAGTGGCCGGCACCGGCATTCGACGCACGGTAACACACAGATTCAACGCCTTCAAGAGTTGCGTGAAGTCGGCCGTCCAATTAGGGCGTTCTTTAACCACCTTCACCGCCTCTCGCTGCGCTAACGGCGGCTACGGCGTCCATGAACGAGCCCCAGTTAAGCGGAAGCTCATAGGGGAGTCGTCCGAATACGCCGCGACCACCGCCCGGATGTGCCGGCCACTTCTGTGTATAAAGGAAGCGAGCGCCGGCCGTTAGCTCGACTCCGCGCTTTTTCACGTTGTCCTTGTGAAAACCAAGCTTTTCTTCCTTGACGACGACCTTGGTATTGCAAAACAGAATCGAATCCGCCCATCGGTATAGGAGGTTCGCGGTCTTGTCGTGAATGTCGAACTGGTACTGATCGTAGCTGCTGCCGCCTGGATCGTCAAATCGTTTGACCTTGACGTGGCCAATGATAATTGACGACATGCCTCGCGTATTGCGAAGCGAATCCAACTTCGCGAGGATAGCCCTCCATTCGTTGCCGGCTAGATCATGCCCAACGCCATACGCAAGCTTGCCATCGTTGATCGTTGTCTCGCCCTTTGCAACGCATATTTCAGAATGGATAACAGGCTCCAACGTACTAGCTGAATCGATAACCACTGAAGAGTGTTTGTGTTGCTGCAAAAGCAACGAATCTAACCAGCCATGCACCTCGGCCAGCGCATTGCATACCGGCGAAACTTTGGCGACTCGCTGGATATCCGGATCGTCGGCACCTTCCTCGCCCCTGACAGGCAGTAGCAACGGGTAACCTGAGTTAGCCGCAAAAGTGCTCTTGCCGATCTTCTCGACACCAAGCAGAATAATCCTTGGGGCACGCAAGCGAGTGTCCGCGGAAATTGAAGCTAAATCGAATGCCATGTGCTCTCCTCGTAGTTTAGTCTGCAAGTCCGTGTCGTGTTTCGCGTTGGTCTTCCATCTGGTCTCGCGTTCTCGGCCGGGGACCGATGTCAGTTGGAACATGCGTCAAGTATCCGCTCTCCTGCATTTCCTTGATCGTTACACCTATGCAGCGTTCACAGAAACGGTATCCCCTCCTGGCGTCACTCTTCTTGCAGCGTTGACACTTCTTGGACATGATTTCGCTACTATGATCGGTGTGGCGGCATATTGCAAGGACTAAACCTGAATTTTCTCTCTTATTTCCATGCGTGTAAACGCACTTCGATGTTGCTTGCTATTCGGCGTTGTCGGACGCTACTTGCTCTTCCTTGAGTTTCCCGCATTTAGTGCATCGCTTCATTTTCACTGACATTCCATCGCTCCATGTCCACACGCGCAAAGCGGTGGGCCAATTTCTTCAATCCATTTTTTCGTGGTCCTAGCAACGTACCCACACCCACCGCAGGTCAAGCGAAGCATTCTCGTGCTTTGAGTAGGCGGTGCGTTGCTGCGCTTCAACTCGGCGTGAGGATACGGCCCGACCTCGGCGGTTAGAATACTAAGTCGTTCGGCCAACTCTTTTCCTGCCTCTGTTGCGGTCATGCGCCCTTCAAGGCCCATTCGTTTCGCGCAAACTCGAAAGTCTCCTCTGTGTTTGCACTTCAGACCGACAGCACAATGGCATAGCTCATGCACGAGAACGGCCGATACCTTCTCTGGGTCTTTCAGCATCGGGGAAATGAAAACCTCAAATGATCCATCGGCACTGCAATCGCTTGACCACGCCTCCCCAGTGATGCGCCGTTCCTTAGCGGCTAGCCCGCCTTTGGACGGCCACGAGCATGACGCCCGTATCTTTTCTGGCAACTCAAATCCAGCTTCCAGGAAGTCAATACGTAGCTTCCTAATACACTCACACAGCCATCGTTCTCTGTTCATTACTATTACTCTCGTTGTTGCTTGCCTTTCGGCGTTACTCGACAATGGCTTCCGGGTTCTCTGTTAACTCACACTCAGCCATAGTCAATTCATCGACATTCTCTGCCGTCCACTCGACAACTTCGCGTGGAAATAGATTGGAATTTTCTCCGTTTTCTCTGTTGTAATTCCAAGATTCTCCGCAAGCGATAAGGAAATCAAGAAGCGATTCTAAACCAAACTGGAGTGAACCGCCACCACAACCTGATTGCAAATCGTTTCCGGAAAATGATTTTCCACTCGGAAGATCGGCGTACCAGCGGTAGCGGGCTCTACCTTCCGCACCAGGAAGCCGGTCGTATTCGATGGAAATGTACGTGCCGCCAACTTTGATACCGGGAAGCAAACGCGGGGTGATTGTCACAGGGTCTTGTAGTTTCATTGCATTAGTTCTCCTGTTTGATACGGACGGGGGAAAATGCTGCTACCCATACTTGGAACTGTCCTTCGCCCACTATCCCGTATCCGTGGTCTGGGTTCTTGGCGTGGTATCGCACCAACTCCCTCTTGAATTGGTCGATAGTGTAGGCCGGCTCGCCTTCGGAACCGAATCCGCTGCTGTCCACAAACCACCGTTCCCACTCCTCCCAGTCTTCGGACTCATAATCGCTCCCGAGATTCGGGAACGGAAATGAATCATAGCCCTTGACCTCTTCCGCGTCTTTCGGAACGTGGGGTTCGACCGCGGGTGCCTCAAGATCATAGTCGCGGTAGAGGGAAACGATTCGGCCCCGACGTTTCGGCAGAATGTCGCGTAGGTTTATTAGCGCCGAGAACAGTGGCTTCTGGACACGAATCTTGCTTTCCAGCCCTTGCGCTAGGAAACCCTCTTTCCCGTCAATGGATGCGGTTTCGTTATAGTTGCGGCCGATCAAGATTAGAGTGGTTAGGCCGACGATCCGAACCGCTTCCCCGGCTGGGAATTCTAGCCACACCAATTGTTGGTGCCAGTCTTCCGGCTGCGGCATAGGGGCCGACGGGCCGGGCTGATAACATGGTTCCTCTTGCAGCGCGTCTAACAACGGCTGCATGTTATTGTGGTTGATTATGTGGGGAACTGTTATTTTGCGTTTACTGTTTCTTGTCATGAGTGTTTCTTTCCGATGGTGGTTACCCCAGGGTAAAACGGTCAAAACGAAATGTCAAGCTGAATACAAACTGCGGGGTGGGGAGAACTCGCGTCTGCGCTTGCTTCTCTCCCAGCGTATACCATCCGGCCCGACGATTGCCAGAAGCAAGCCATTGTCGGCCCAAACGGTTGCGCGCCCACTCTTTCTGGTTTCGATACGTGCAAAGTCAATCGCTTCCTCTCGCGTACCTTCGCACGGAAACGATTCGCTACGGTTTCTGATTGTGAACATGGCCACTGTGTAACTCCTGGGTTGACGGGTCACCGAAGGCGTTGAAGTGTTCTAGTAAGTCGAGAGCCTCGATTACGCTCGCATAGTGTTTGGGCGATACTCTGTACAACTCGCCTGCCCGAAAATTCCCTAGACGGGTTGAAAACATATCGGGGTGCCCGTTGCATCCTACGTGGCGCATGCCGACTACCACGGGTTCTCCCGTTGTGCGGATAATTGCATGGCATTCGGGTTCAATGTTAGACGGCGTGCTCATGGCAGTTATTCCCTTGGGGTGTTACTTGCTTTCCGGCGTTGTTAAGCGAGAATACCATGGGTGTCAACGCAATAGCCGGCTCGGATTAGCCCAGTGGCTGCACGACCATAGTGCCCTTGGAGTTTCCATACAATCCCCTTGTCAATTAGTTTCTGAAAACCAATTACAATTTCCTCCGCCTCTAGTTCTCCGCCTTCGTAGGCCATGACAAAGTCCAAAAGCTCAGCAGCTTTTGTGGTTGCCTTTGCATCGAATTCTCTACATAGTGACATTGTTCCCCTCCATCGTGTTACGTTGTGATTAAGCAGTCCGGGTCCGCATACCCGCAAGTATGCGGTGTCAGGTTGCCTACAACCGGATAATCTCCCCGGTTTGGAATGAGTAGATTGCCTTCTGCTTGTTATCAGCTGCGACTAGCATTGCTTCGCCGCGACCGAAGACGACGGCGGACACGTCCAAATAGAATATCCCGTCGTCTTCCCACCCGCCAAGAACGCAAGACCCGCTAATCAGCGGAACAATATGGGCAGTAATGTATTCGCGCAATTGGGCAGGGGTAGGCCGATCGGAGAACCTCTTCTCATGGGCCATAAGCGATACTGCGTATCCATGGCAATTCCCGGAAGTCAATTCCTTCCCTTCCATGGTAACAGAGAAGCCAAACGGCCCTTTGCTATACGCAACGCCCATGATTGCCAGAAAATCAGGGAATTGTTTAAGGCGGTCGGCCGCCCCATTATTGTTCCGCGGGGCCAAATCTTTGATCGGTTTGACGTATCCGCAAGTTGGGAAGAACGGGGTTCTCAGTCCTGGAATACTCATGGCTTCTCTTCCTCATGGTGGTGGTGAATGTAAATCGAGCGAGAATGACGCGGGTAACTCCGGAAGCGCATTTGTGGAACGATTCCCTAGCTGCAAGGCCACGGGGCAAGATACAACGGACCGCCGCAATAGGGACAATGCCCGTTACGGTCGTCGTCTACCCAAACGACACCCGCACACGGTTCGGGCCGTGCGGGTAGGTCGATCGGCAAGGTGCGCTGCGCGGGGTTCGGCCGTTCGGGATAGTCGGGGCGTTGGTCGGTTGCGGGATAGTCCTGCAGCTCCTTGTGTCCCCGCCCGCGACACCCGTCGGGATGCCAATGGCGACCATCGTCAGTATCCCAATACTTCTCGCAATCGTCGCAATAGATTGACGCCCTGGCATTATCGAAAATCGACGTTCCATCACAACCGGCCACGTCAAACGCAACCGGCGTGCCGTATCCGCCCCGCGCGTCGCAACCCCCGTGTATCTGCAACATGACGTGGACCCCATCGTCATCGGTCCAGAAGACATACTGCAGAATCTGGGATAGCAAGTCTTCCTCGTAGCACGTGTTGACGGTCAGCGGTTCGCCCTCCCCGCATATCCCGGCCGCACCTTCCAGGGTTTCGACAAACGCCCGCGCCGACGGCAAGCCAAGGCGCAGCGCTTCCCGTTTCACGTATTCGCGATAGCGCTGGTCTAGTTCGGGGTTGTATTTCAGCCGATCCTTTAGGAAATGGTAGACGTTCGCGGT